GCATCAACTATACAAATGGCAGGGCAACGTTTTCGGCGGCGGTTGGTAATGTGACTGTAACCGGCAACAATGGCTATATCCCTGCATCGGCATTGCAGAAGGTAGGCTACTTGATTGACTGGAATTTGTCTCTCAGCCTTGATATGGCCGACACAACCTACATGGGGCAGCAATGGAAAACGGCATTACCGGGGGCAGCGTCGGGCAGCGGATCGGCAAATGCCTATTTTATAGCCGACGAAACCCTTCTGAATTGTCTGCAAGAAGCTATTGCAAATGGTGACAAATATTTCTTGCTGGAATTGTTCAATTACGATCCTGACCAGGACCAAACCGGAGACCATATTATCGCGTGGGTATCATTTACATCATTCAATCTTGGTGCTGGCATAGGCGAAGTCGTAAAAGAACAGGTTAATTTCCAGACTTACGGAGAAATATCATTTGTCGCTAACGCATAGAAAGGAGATGTGAATTTATGATTTTTGACATCGATAGACAGAATGAAGGCGAATGGTTCGCATATTTTAAAAGCCGCGTAAACGAAAAAGGCGAAATAGAATATGCTGATCCAGAACCCAACGCCGGACGTGTATGTGTAAGAAGCATCACCCCAAAGCTCGAAGAGCTACAGGCAAGCAGAAAACGCAAGTTTGAGTTTGTGTTTAACCCTGCCACGCGCTCGATGGAAAGGGTAGGCTATTACGAAGAATTGCCGCCCGAAGAAGTGAGAAAGCGAAGCGATGACATTTGGGACTATGCCATAACCTCATGGGAAGGACTGCTAAACGCAAAGGGAAAAGCCATTGAATGCAATAGAGCAAACAAACTTAAACTGATGGCCATACCTGAGTTTGACAGATTTATCGGGCGTTGTTTGCAGATGCTTGGCGATGCAAGCGTAAAGGCTAAGGAGGAACTCGAAAAAAACTGATTGACTGGGTAGAGTGGGCGGACGAATACGCCGCCACTTGCCCAGGGTGTAAAGACATGTACGCAAGCAGAACCCCTCCGGAAAGCCCCCCTTGTGAGACTTGCCGGGTTGAACTTGCAGCAGAGAACGAAGAAACAGCGGCGGTGTATATGGTAACGAGACGTCAATATATTACAGCGGGGCAAAACAATGTACCGGTAGATATATCCATTCCGGCTATCAAGATTGTCATGGACATTTGCAATGTCGGCGATCAACGCAAATGTCTTGAGAGTGTAAGGCGACTGTGGCACAAAACACGGGGTGATGGATGAAAATACAGTGGAATCCAGAACAGGTTACAGCAGAAATTGAAAAGAAAGCAATGGACAGACTGGAACGGGCCGGAGAAATTGTTGGCGAAAAAGCCAGGCAATTAGTACCGGTTGACACTGGTAAACTCAAAGCGACCATCAGGGTAGCACGGTTGAAAGGCGATCCTAAGCAGAACATCAGGGTCTACGCAGGGAACAGATTAAAGGGCGGCGCATTCTACGCTCATATGGTGGAAAAAGGCACGGTTAAAATGAAGGCTAAACCATTTTTACGCCCGGCTCTGAACGCATCTAAGGGGCAGATTATGTCAATCATGGAGAATGGCTAATGGCAAAGCTCGGCACAGTTTTTGTGGAACTGTCACTTGATGACAAAATTTACAAACAGAAATTAAGTGAAAATTTAACCTCCACCGAAGCCACAGCAAAGGGCATAGAAACATCATGGAAAACGCTTGGCACGAGATCAGACGCGGTATTTGACGCTCAAAGGAGGTCTTACGAGAACGCCCTTACATTAATCAAGAACTCTACAACGTCCACAACTCAGGATATTATCCGCGCAGAAGAAGCCAAGAACGCAAAATTAAAGCAATTAAACGAACAGCAGTATGGGGCACACAAAACTGTTATGCAGCAGATTACCGACAGCACAACCGCCCACTTTTCGGCTGCTATAATCGGCTCTCAAATGGTGATGCGCGCCGTTGATATGGTGGGGTCTGCTATTACGGGGGCGTTTAGCAAAGGATTCAACGCGGTAGAAGAATATAATCTGTCTGTAGCATCAATGGCGGCGATGGTAGTCACGTTCACAGAACGCGCTAAGGGAATGACATTTGCCGAACACTGGAAGGAAGCGCTCGAATATTCTCAAGGTATAGTCCCTGTCTTGGAGAATATAGCGGCAAAAACCCTTTTGTCCGGTCAGGAAACGACTGCCCTTGCAAACGCGTTTGCACGTGCCGGCGTTTTTCTTGATGCAAACAACCAAAAGCAAATCGAATCTTTCACACGTATATCGAACGCCCTGCCTGTCATGACAAAAGGGCAGGAGATAATGAAGCAAATTAACTCTGAAATACGGGCGGTTATGACAGGCTCACAAGAAGCAACATCAATGATGTTGCAGACATTAAAAGCCATAGATCCTGAAATAGAGAAACATCTTAAGGCATGGCGGGCGGAAGGCACTGTCTTGGAAAATATCGGAGAGTTGCTTGTTGGTTTTGGCCCTGCAACTGCACTACTCGAAAATCAATGGCAGGCCGTAAAATCAACGATCGATACTACGGTGACACAAGTGTTAAGGGGAGGTATGCAGGGCGCATACAATGAAATTATATCCTCTACTAAAGAAATCAACAAATGGCTTGAAGAAAATAAAGATGTAATACAATCAGGCGTAGCCGTTGGATGGTCGATCGTCTCTAATACGGTAAGCACGGTATGGAACATATTAGCGGGCTTTGGCCCGATGTTGAAAGATGTTGGTGAACTTGTCGGGGTTATAGCCTATGGATGGGGCGGGGTGTTTGCCGTGATGAAACCTATAGGCGCGTTTTTAGGAAACTCGATAACACTTGTTTACGAAATGGGTAAAGCGCTTGGGAATATTATTGTTATGTCAGGGGCTTTGGCCACAGGACAATTAACCCTTGCAAAAACGACATATGATGAATCGAAAAAAAGTTGGGATAAAATAGTAGAATTAAGCGAACAAAACAGGACGATATTAACAGACGGAATAAGCAATGCAATCACGGGTTACGAGCAACAGGCGAAGGCATCACAAACCGCGCAAGATAAAATTAGAGGGCATATTACAGGGACGGCCAAAATACAGAAGGAAGTTGATAAAGAACGGGCAACCGCCCTAAAACATGCCAACGAGCAGATAGAAAAAGACCTCAACAAACTTACCCTTACCGTTGAAGAACAGATACAGGAGCAGGCCGACAAATGGGAGAAACTCGGTGTTAATAAGACAAAGATACAGGAATGGACATCGGCAAAAATGGCAGAAATCAACCAGAAGGAAGCCGAAAAGGTCTTAAAAATCCAGCAGGCAGCCAATGAGCAGATAGCGCAGCATAGGCGCAAAGCAACAGATGATTATGAAAAATTAATGTCGGAAGAAGCCGACTTTGCCATGAATGAGAATGAAAGGGCGATGGCAAAGATAACGGCACAGGAACAAGATAAGCTGTGGAAAATCAATGTAATGCTGCAAGAAGAAACAATCTCATGGGAACAATACGAACTTGCACGGACACAGATAACGGCCAATGCAGCAGCTAACAGGCTTGAAAAAGAATTCAACGAGGCTAAACGCCGCGCCGATATAAATTACAGTGCGATACAGAACATAAAGGGTATGGAAGAAGAAGCGTACCAGATGCGCATCGCGCAGATTGATGCAGAAGCTGCCAAACGCATAAAAGATGGTGGTGATGCTGTACTGCTTGCCAAATGGGTAGCCGATGAACAGCAGAAGGCATATATCCAGATGGGCAAAGCAGGGGATGACTGGACAGCAGGCGTGCAGGCGGCACTACTCGAATTGACAAGACAGCATACCACTTGGGGCAACACGGCCTATGAAGTGACAAAGACATTTACGGATGAGGCAAAGACGCAATTATCAGACAATTTCTTTAATCTTTTTAAAGGGAATATTAACGAACTCGGCTTTGACTGGGATACCATGTGGGACAAGATGTTGCAGACGTTATCCAAAAAAATCTCCGACATGGTGATAGAGGCGGCAGCGCATGACATATTGTTGATGTTCAAATCCGAATGGGTATCAGGCGGGTCAGAGGTTATTGGCATCGTATCGAAAGTATTAGGTTTTGCAGGTGATTTATTCGGTGGAAGCGGTAGCAGTGGATACGATTATGATTGGACAGAAGGACTTGGATTTGCAAGGGGGGGTCTTGTTCCGGGTACACCATCAAGTATTGATTCTATCCATGCTATGTTATCACCGGGAGAGTTTGTAATACCGTCATCACTTGTAAGTCTTGCGTCACAGGGTAGGTCTGGAGATACAATGCTTGCACATATTAACCCTGCTGAAGCAAAAATATTAAAAATGCTTGGAGGTTCAGGAACAATTAATCCAAGAACCGGATTGCCGGAGTTTTACGATAGCAAATCAGGGGGAATATCGCCAAATCTAATAGCAAAAGCACAAAAAGACCTTGCAGTATTTCACGATGAAATGGATAAAATTGCATCTAATTTACTCATTGCTCAGGAGGCTAAGGCTAAGGGTTATCCAACATTGTTTGAGGGAGAAAACCTTGTCTATATTAGCGGATATAGAGGAGGAGAACCGTTAGGCGGTAGAACGTGGGCTCCAACAACTGCACTTGATACATCAGCAGGTAGCAGATACTACATACCTCTTGATTTGCTTTTGGGCGGTACAGTAGAGAACTCAAGCGGTAAATGGTTCTTCCCATATTTAAAAAGCGGTGCAGTAGACTTTCTGCAAACATTATCAACAATGAATGCTCCGTCTTCATGGCCTGCATCAGCAGGTATACCCGGAACATGGGGTGCTATCGATAACCCGACACATGGATTCTATGTAACAGCAGACCAATATCGAAATATTTATGCAGGGGGGTATTGGGTACCATCTAATGATATGAGTTGGCTTGGTGTATCCGAAAACGGTATTCCAGTTAGTGCATATGTCGGGGGTTGGGGTGGACTTGGATTATCTAATGATGGATGGTATCGTAAACGTTGGGGTGGTGAGGACATATGGGGAGTATTAGGACTTAATGCTTATGATGGTACTGGACAGGCTACTATTAATCAGCAATGGGGGGCAAATGCTGGAAATGGTTTAGGTGGTATATTAACTATGCTCGGGCAGGGCATAATGACAGCAGGAGGCGCAATGCTCGGCAGCCTTATCGGTATGCCGTGGCTTGGCGCTGGGGCAGCTAATGCTCTTGGCGGTGTCATTAAAGGTGATGATACTGAGAATATACTCAAGAATGCTGCTATGGCGGCATCAATGACATACATAGGTGGCAAATTATCAGACTGGTTTAAATTATATAAGCCCGGAACAACAGCAGGGGAAATTGTCAGTATTAATGCAGGTGAATCAGCGGCGTGGGGGTATGATGCAACTACGACATTAGAGGACATGATGGCTGCAATGCAAGAGGCAGGCACAATGCCTACAACATTGGACAAAATAGTTAATAAGGGTATGACTATGGCTGCTAAGTCAGTTATTCGTTATGCTCTTGGGCAGGCATTTAACGGTCTTGTCCCCGGCGGAGGAGATGCCGGAGGTCATATGCAGGTAACCTATATGGGCGCTGATGATGGAGGACTATTATCTAATCTTGCGGGGATAATGCGGGGTATATCAGGTAGAGGGCGGTTTGACATTAACCCCTTCTCGGCAAGAGACGGTCTTGATTATGTCCCTTATGATAATTTCCCGATACGGGCACATAAGGGAGAAGCAGTGTTGACGGCAAAAGAGAACAGGGAACGGTTAAGTGGTGGTGGCGGTGATGCAAATGTAACGATTCACATAGAAAATTTTTATGGCGATAGCGACGGTATTAACATGCTTGCTCAAAAGGTGGGCGACATACTGGATACATACAAGCGCAGAGGTTGGAGGGCATAGACAATGAGCAAGTGCAGAATGTTGTATAACAACCTTATCACCTCTGAAGACATGATAACCGTATCATCGTTGCGGCTTGGCACGGTAACGACCGCCTTGAAAGAGGGCACCGGATCAGCAGTAATGAACACAACGGGTAATTATTCCGGCGCAGTCGATAAAGAATACACGATTGAAATCGACAGCGTGGCAGGCGGTGCAGAGGTTGGGCAGGCAACATTCAGATGGTCGGACGGCGGCGGTCTTTGGAACGCATCAGGGGTAACGACTCCGGCTGCTGCAACAGAATTGAATAACGGCGTTTATATTGATTTTGATAGCGGCAGCGGTGATGATTTTGTTGTCGGAGATAAATGGTATTTTAAGGCCATTAACCTATTCAATGCCGGGAAGATGATAACTTGGCGGCGGGATGATCGTTACAGGTCGGCGGGGTTATCCTCTCCAAACACGATAACAATAGACCTGGGCAGCGCACAGGAGGTCAAAGCACTCGCGCTGTATGACCATAATTTTACCAGCGGGGCAACCTTGCTGCTTGAGGCCGACGATGCAGCCACGTTTGATAGCGATGGCGGATCCGCTCAATTCTCGGAGGCCGTGACGTGGAATGATGACAAAATATTACATTACCTGTCAGCAGCGACAACAAAACGATATTGGCGCATATCAATTACCGACACGGCGAACACGGACAGTTATCTTGAAATCGGCGAGCTTTTCCTCGGTTCATACCTCGAATTGACAAGAAATTTTGCTTATGAACCCAATACAGATTTTGAATTTATAAGCAGCAAGGAAAAGAATAAGTATGGGGTTGAGTTTGACAGATTCGGCAACATACAGGAGAAAATTACCCTTAATTTTAAAGGCTTGCCGGATACCGATATTACCTATATTAAAACAATGCTTGCAGCGATAGGCACGCGCTCAACTGGTGTGTTTAGGCCTATCTACTTCAACGAGGATTACGCAGTACCGGCGTCATTCTGGTTGATGAAAATCACAAGTCTTTCACGGGTAAGGCCGTTTATTGACCAAAACAATATAACCCTTGTATTATCAGAGGTGATGCGCAGTGTATAGAACACCCTTAACCCTCCATAAAGGGCTGCATCGAGGCGAAACACCTATTGTATATGTGATGATAAATACGCCTATGGGGTGGCGCGGCTATTCGACTAAAGAAATTAACTCCGGCTTTACCGAGGAATCACCTCGCCTTGCAGACGGCACAATAACAGCAGACGGAACATATACGGCGGGGGCGGGTGATTACGGTATGTTGGATTTACAAGGTCGCATTGTCAGCATAGGCAAATTATCACGGACTATCAGACCGTCAAATACGGACATCATCGGCGCATACCAGAACAGGCAATTACAGCACATATCTTTTACCCTTGCAGATCACGATGATTATTTTACAAAAATGCTACCTTCCGAACCCTTACTTAACTCGGAGGTCAGAATTTATGTCGGGTTTGACAGCGATCCGCATACTGACCATTTGAGGATATTTAACGGGTACATTTCATCAATCAAGGCAACGTCAATCGGCGTCGAAATCAATGCGGAGGAACGCTTTACCCTCGGCAATACATTTTTCTTGACAAGATCGGGGCGGTATTCTGAACCTCTCTATACAAATGACCGCTTACCTATTGTGTATGGGGATTTAACGGACGGATCGCTCGGCAACTGGGTTTTGCCCTGCATTGACGTTGACGCAGCAGGGGGCAAACCTGTCTATTGTTTTGCGGCACATGAAGTCTTGAGCGTGGCAAACGGGAATACTATTACAATCTATGAGAATGATCTTGAGTTGAATAGCGCATTATATACCTTTGACGAGGCCAATGATTATGAGGGGCTCGGCACGATTGCAACGATAACATTTACCAGTCCAAAGACAGGCAGTATTATCACGGCACGGGGTAAGGGTAAGCCGACGGCAAGCGGCGGGGCTACGCTAATGGAGAATATCATTGACATTATTTATGATTTCTTGACCGTTCACAATAGCCTTACATCAGCAAATTTCAACAGCACGAGCAAGGCAAAGGCACAGGCAACATTCACGGCGCAATCTTACAAGGCGGCGGGCGTTATAGGCGAAGATATAGGGTTTTGGGAATTAATCCAAAGGATGATGGGTTCCTTCTTCGGCTCCTGTTATCTTGACGCAAACAATCTGCTATGTCTCGATATTGAGACAAACACAGTAAACGAGGCCGACAAGGTGGCCATATTCAGATATTCAGACATCGTTTTCGCAGAGGGAGAGCAGACGCTTGAAAACCTCATTAATCAATGTCCTGCATCATATGGCTACGATTACGCGCGAGGCAGTGAATTTAACTACCATACAGACGATAGCGCACACGGTGACGCTATATCGCAATCGGTATACGGCATACGGAAACCGGCGCAGCCTTACCGCTTTTACTGGTGCAGGGACTTGACAACCGTCAATACTATACAGGACATCATTGTTGCCAAGCTCAAAGACCCGCTATGGATGGTAAGAATCGATGACCTTACGCTAACCAATATCCATGTTGATGTGGGGGATATTATCGTTGCAACGATTAAGCGGTTATATGACCGCGCGGGCGATCAACTGATTAATCACTTGTGGCGCGTAACGGGGGTACAGCCTAATCTCAAGAAACGGTCGATAACATACACGCTTGAGGACACCGGGCAATTCGCGTACATCCAGACATATCTTGCAGACGGCAGCTATAAGGCCGACGGGTCAATCCATGCAGGCAGTGATAGAGATATAACAGAATATTAATATAACGTGAGGAGGCGAACATGGCAGATCAGCGCATTCAATACACAGAGGAAATGGTAGGAGCAGGGCATCCGACTAAATCCGACACACTAAACCGACTCGCAAACGTTGAGCATAACAACGACGGTACGCACAAGGCAGCGGCAATATCAAGCGGCGGGGGTATATTACATTCTCTCGCAAAGGCAGCAGATGACTTTTTGGTTGCGTCAGGTGTTGGAGTGTATATTAAGAAGACGCTTGCAGAGACCAGAACAATCCTCGGTGTAGACCAGGCGACAACAAGCGCAACCGGTGTTGTTGAGCTTGCTACAAATGCAGAAGTTGTTGCTGGCGCAGATACATCACGAGCAATAACACCTGCTGGTTTGGCTGCCAAAATCGGAGTCTATGACATACACGAAGTTTCGGAATTTCCTGACGATTATACGGCAGCGGGTCTTGCATTACTCGACGATACTAATGCGGAGGCACAGCGTACCACGCTTGGGCTCGGCACGATAGCGACACAGAACGCAAACAACGTGAACATATCAGGCGGTGCGGTTGCCGGGATTACAGACCTCGCTATTGCAGACGGCGGCACAGGGGCATCAACAGCATCAACGGCACGGACAGCGTTGGGCGTGGCGATAGGCGTTGACGTAATGGCATATGAGGCGTGGCCTATCCACGAAGTAGAAGAGCTTTGCAGTGTTGATTAAAATAAAAAGGAGGTTGTAATGATGATACGACAGGAGTTTACAGGAATGTTACCGGCGGCGATAGATAAATTTGAAGCGCTGCTAACACAGGCAATAGCAAAAGGGTTAAACCCGGTTGTTGCGAAAGGCTACGATGCAGCGGCTGGGAAGGACAGTTATTTCTATTGGGGATGTGCGTGCAGCATTCAGTGTGATGATGCGCTGCAACTTGAGATTGACGCAGAAAACCTCGGCATTGAATGCCTCGGCAACGGCGATTTTGCCTACACAAACGGTCTCGATATTGACGATTTTAAAACATACAGGGTCAATGGCAACCTTGAATTGACACCGGAACAGGAGGTCTAAGATGGGAAATTACACTAACAAGCAGATAATCATACCGCCGTTTACATCGGCTGATGTTGCAGGAGTGACATTCGGCGGGTTTGTTATGGATAAGTATCCATGCAGTCAGCCTAACTCACGTCCCGACGAAGGCTCTCCCGATGTAGCACATTCAGGGGCGGCGGGTTCAGTACCTGCAATCAGCAAACCAGGTGTGCCTGTGTGGGATTACATCACCTTCCCACAGGCGATGATAGCATGTGCTAACAAGGGCAAAGGTTGGCACTTAACAAGCGCATTCGAGTGGGCATCGCTTGCATTCCTTGCCAAGAAACTATCATCCGACGATACGCAGTTATGGCCGTCGGGAGGCAATAAGAACGCAAATCCGCCGTGCGATATTACCAACACGACTGAAATCGCAATCCTCGACAAACACTTAAACACCGAAAACGGGACGTATTATCGTGCATTACCGGGTACAGGCCCGAAGAATTGGGCGCACAATCACGCCGCTAACGGTGTGTTTGACCTGAATGGATTAGTATTTGAATGGGTTATGATGCTAATGTCCACAGACGGCTATCCTTACGTACCTGCTAACCTTGACCCGTCTTACCTAAAAAGCCCATATGGAAGGGGCACGATTAGCGGTACTAATACGCTTACGTGTGATGGAACAGGCGTGAACTGGCTCAAGACGTGGACGGTAGATGAATTTAACACAGACTGCTATTGTTATATTGCAGAAGCCAACAGCGGTGCGGGTGAGTTGTATGCTGTAACAGATACGACAGCAACGACCTTAACCCTTAGCGGCAGCCCCGCTAACGGCACAGCAACATTCTGTATATTCAAACTGGTTGCAACTGACATCACAAGCGGGATGACCAGCGGACACAAAATATTGACGCTGAGAGATACAGACACAAACCTGAAGGCTTTTGCGATTCCTGCGACATCTGACAGTACAGGCGCTGCGGCATACGGCAAAGATGGATATTACTATGATAAAGCAGCCCTGCGTGCTGCGC